GCGGTCGATGCTTGGCTTGCCCGCATGTCGTCCAATTGAGATTGCGACGTAAAGTCGGCACCCTGGTTGCGATAGTTCCAGGCTGATCGTGCGGCGTTACTCGTTATCGTCGCCTGATTCAGTTGATCGACTTCCGCCATGCCCTGCTGGGTGCGCAGCGCGCTCCCCGAATTCAGATCTATGCCGCCTGCGCCCATGACCGCGCGGATCATGCCCTGGTGCTGCGCCGCCTGCTCCTGCGCCGCTTGCAGTTTTTGATTGCCCTCGGCGATGGCCGAATTGGCATTCATGCTCGCGATTTGCGCATTGTTCTGCGCAACCTGTTGCTGATACGCGGCGGCTTGAGCCTGGGCTTGCGCGCTTGAAACTGCGCTGTAAGTACCAACGGCCGCCGAAACGGCCGCCACCGCCAGCGTCACGGCGCCTGCTGCTGCCATGTCAACCTCCGATCGTGAAAGGGTGAAAGAGTGTACCCGCTACACCCCACGGTTGCGCCTCGCCGATATCCGCGCCTAGCCACCAAAGCCAGCGCACCGAAAGGGTATGGCGCACGTCGACCATGCCCGATAGGCGGCCGTGGCGCTCAAGCAATTCCGGGAGCAGGCGCCGGCAAGCGCGCGCGAACGCCGAGGCGTGCTTTTCAACCAAGTGCGTCGAGATCATCCACGGGTAAGCGGCGAACTCCATGAGGCTCGGTCCGAGCACCACGCCGAACAGGCATGCCACCTCTCCGTCCACGATCCACGCCCATGACGTAGCCGAGTGATCGAGTTCGCGCAGCAATGCCGCCTCGATGTCGAGCCCGGTAGCGTCGGTCAATTCCTGCACCTCGACGGCGCGCACGCGCGGCGCCATCGAGATCGCATGATCCCTCGTCGCCGGAATGATTTCGCCGAGCATCAGTTATCCCCCACCACGAGTTCTGGAATGAGGGCGAGTACTGTGGCCGGTAGCGGGTTGTCCTGCTGCACGCAGATCTGCCCCGCTACGGTGTAGCTCGATGGGATGTTCACGCGCCGGTCGCCCGTGAACAGTTGGACTGGCTGCCCCATCGGCTCGGTCGTGCGCTCCTTTAACTCGATCAGGTTCGAGAACGACGGGCCAGCCTTCAGACCGCGCGAGTCCTGCATGCGGATCGTTACCGCGGGGATTGTCTTGCGCTTGCTCTGGATCGTTCCGCCGCCCTCCTGGATGTCGAGGTATAGGCTCTGCAACTGGGCAGTGAAGGGCAGGCCAACCGTGATCGCGCTGTAGGGCCGATCGAGCGTGATCGAGCCATTCGACACGACTTGCTGCGGCGCCACGTTTCCATCGGCCAGGATCGAAACCGTCTGCCCGTCGAGGTGGTCGAGCCCGCTGATCGTCTGGACGGGCGTCGTCACCGACCAGTTGCCTGCGGTCGCCGGCCACGTGCTGGCGAGATCCTGCTTGATGTCCACAACGATTTGGCTCGCGCTGGCAACAGATAGGACGCTCCCGTATCCGCCATTGACCCGAACCACATCCCCGACTTTCGTCGGGCCGAATACCGCGGCGTTGGCGTTCATGGTGACGGGACTGGCTAGGACAGCTTGCAGCGCCGCGCCAGATCCGGCGCCGGTAGGATCGACGGCAGTCAGCTTGGGGTTGGTCCAGCCAGACCCGGGCGTGACGCTGACCGCCGTGATGACGCCGCCGACGATTGTCGGGGTCGCCACGCTTCCCGAGCCCGTCGAATCGACGATCTCGATCATCGTTTGCGCGCTGTAGTTCTGGCCGCCGAAGATGACATCGACCGAGTTGATGATCGGGATCGAATCGACCGCTGTCGGCGTGAGCGTCGCGTTCGGCTTGTTCAGCGGATATTGCAATCCGGCGTCGACGCACCATGCCTTCGTCGGGTCTGCCGGTAGGCCAATCGTCGGGTCGCCGCCCATCTGGCGGCTCGCGAAGCGCTCGATATATTGCAGGTACTGCCCGTTGATTAGGCGCTCGACGATGACGTACACCGCGTTCTCGTTGCCCTCGCTGATCGAGCACACCGACTTGAATAGGCCCTGCGTATCGCTGTGCGCCCAGGCGTACACGTCCTGCTCTTTGAGATAGGTGAGGGAAAGCAGGATGCCATCCTCACGCACGCACCAAACGATCTTGAATGGTTCCTCGGCATAGCACCATTCCATGATCTGGTGCCCGTAGAACAGGTGATTCGCCATCACCGAAATGTCGGTCCCGGTGTAGATGTTGACGTAGAAGTTGTACGACAGATCGCGCACGATCGCGCCCTTGGCCTGCACGTACAGGATGTCGTAGTTGATCGTGAGCGGCGGCACGTCGGAGCAGCCGTTGTACGCCTGCGGCACTGCCTCGATCTGCGTGGGCGTAACCGCCGTGCTGACCGACCCGGCATCGATGCGCCACGCGCCGCTGGTCGTCAAGGCGATGAGCGACTGCATCGGCACCATGTGCTTGACCGCGTTCACTTGCTGGCTCGCGATCGTGATCTCGATGTTGTCGTCGTCCTTCGACGGGATCGAGTAGTCCATGTTAAAGAAGTCGCCCGACTTCGAAAAGTCGATCTGCTCGGGCGCATTGGACATGCCACCGAACACCTGGCGCTGCTGCCAGTACGTTACGCAGCCTGGATTGCCGGCCGTCGTGAACGGGTTATTACCCTGCGGCGGGCAATTCGAAAAGTTAGGAGCGATGTTCTCGTCGATGAAGCTATTGGGCGACGCCGGCAACGTTGTCCCCACGAACCCGAAAAGCGCTCCACTGACGATGTTCGATCCCAGGTTTTCCTGGGTGCGATAGATGTTGTACTGTGTCGCGCCCGTCACCGCATTCCATGCGACCGTGTTCTGGGCGCCGACGTTCTGCCCGAGGGCTACGCTCGTGGTGGTAGCGGTCGCCGATGGCTGACTCTCGACGCCGCCGACAATCGCCGTGACCTGATAGCCGTACTGAGTGTTTGCGTACTGCGAGCCCGTGCCGTTGTTGTGGAAGGTCGCGGTTACGCCGGTTGGCGCGGCCACCTTCGACTGGAACGTGATCGCCGCCAGCGTCCAACTTGCATTGCCCTGGCGCGTCAACTGCTGCGGCGCGTAGCTCGGATGCACCAGCGTCATCACGTCCGCCGACTGCGTGTACTTGAGCAATTCCAGATCGGCAGCAGCGTAGGGCGTCGCGATGGTATAAACGCGCGCGCTCGTGCCGCCCGACGTGTAGGCCCCGTACCCGGTTGTGTTGATCGGGTTGCCGTACATGTCGTATAGCGCGTAGGTGTTGGTGGTCGCGGCCATCACGATCGCATAGCGCTGGTTCAGCTGCGTCATGCCGCCGATACCGGACAGGTAGACCGTATCGCCGTTGCTATAGCCGTGCCCCGCGTCGGTGACGATGCCGGGATTGGCTTGCGTGATCCCCGTGATGGCAGTGCCGTTCTCTAGCACGTACCCACCGTTCGTCACAAAACGTAACGACTGATTGCCGAAAACGAGGGCATAGGTTTGCAGCGTGTTGAACTGGAACGGAATCAGCCGGTTCGCTGTCGTGCTGTCCTTGACCTGGCCGACGAACTGCGTGCCCGTGCGCGTGCTCGCGCCGCCGCGGTAGTCGACGAAGAAGTTGCGCAGTAGCGCCGCGCCGACGTGATACTTAGCCAGATCGACGCGACCGTACATCGAAGGCGCGAGTTCGCCTGCGCCGAAACTCGGAAGGATGACGGGCTGAGCGCACATATCACGTCACCAGGGTCAACTGTTGAGGACCGTAGCTGAACAATCCCCCATCAGGCCAAGCCCAGTCGGACGCGTAGCCGCGCACCCGAATCCAATCCGGCTGGTTGTCGATGATCGTCAAGCCTTCATTTCCGTTCTGCCGCTGGGCATCGATCGAATACGCCTGCGCCATCTGAAGCGCCATGCGCGCCGTGTTCTTGTCGCCCGTCAGTGCGATGGCAATGCGAGCGCCGAGGTACGCCGACATGGCCTGCACGAACAGCGGATCCCACATTGCCGTGTTCGTGTTGCGGAATGTATAGACGCCAAGCGCTTGCTGCTGATTCGTGAGCAGGACGTTTTGCGGGTTGCCGTTCGCGTCGGTGTCGGTGCCGATCTGGAATCGCACCGGAGGACCGTAGGCAGCCACGGGCGACGCCGAGCCGGGGATGCTGATCGGTTGTACCTGAATGAGCGGCATCAGGTAGCGCATGAGCACGCAATCGCTCGGGTAGGCGTACTCGTAGAGCCACGGCATCGGAACCGTCACTCCGGACTGCGTTCCGTCGAGCAACAGAGCCAGGTTGATCTGCTTGCGCGCGAAGTTCCAGTGCGCCGCCCGGAGAACCGAATCCAGTGCATTATCCCAATGGCGGGCAATTGCGTTCGCTTCGGTGCTTCCTTCCGTGAGGCTGGCGATGGTCGAGCGCGTGCCGATCACGTCGAGCGCCATGTTCGCGATTTGAACCTCGGAGGTCATGGCTAGCCTTGGTTCTTGTAGAGCGTCTTGGCAGCGTCGCGAAAGCCGCCCTTGACCGCATCTTCGCGCTCTTGCTCTTCGACTTCTGGCGGCTCTTCGATCGACATCTGTTCAATTTGGATGCCGACGCACCCGGTTTCTCCGTACTCGTCTTCGCGCTCTTCGGTGCTGATCACGGTCCCGCAGACGTAGAACGCCACCTCGTCGCCGCACTCGGGCATCTCATCGACCCCCAGCTTGGCAAGGTCTTCCTTCGTGAGCGTGATCCTAAGCCCGTACGGATAGGGGCTCGGAGGGCAAGACGACGGGTAGTCGAAGTCCTTGTCGCGCGCCATGTCTACGATGTCACCGGCCATGTATCACCCCAGCTTTTCAAGTCGAACGTGAACGGCGTATTTCATGACACCGGCAGTACCAGACGCGTAGTTGCTCGTCTGGTAGGTGATGTTCGTTCCGCCTTTGGCATTGACGATTTGCGATCCTTGACCGAAGGCGCCTGCCGCATTGGCCGTATTGGTCGGGGTCACGGTGCCGGCCGATAGCGCGACGCTAGAATCCACGTCCGTCCAGCCGATCCCGATATTCGGAAGCGTCGACGATGCTCCGTCCGGGGTCGTCTCTACTGCATAGCACGTGGCCCGATAGACGCCCCCTTCGGCGGCCGGCACGGCGTAGAGCGTGGCCGATGCGACATTGGCGCCCTGGTTCACGAGATTGGCCTGAGCGACGATCGCCGGTACACCGTTGGCGACAAGCGAATCACCGCCGTATGACGTAAGCGCGGCGCCGATCTTCGCGACTGTCGGGTTCGGATACGTGCCTCCGAGATCGCCGCCGGCAGCACCGCTTGGCGTGGCTGTCGTCGAGCCGATCGAGCTGAACCCTTGGCTTGGCGTCGAGCCTGGCGTGAGCGCGTTGCCGTACAGATCGCGGGGAATCCCGTTGCCGTCTTCGTAGCCGACAAGCACACCCGAATCGTTGATGAGCAACGGCAGCGTTTGGACTTTCGTTCCCATTACTTCATCCCCTCGGGTGTGATACCGGCTACGCCCGTGACCGTGCCGCCGATGACGACGTTGAGCCCATTGAGCGCGCGAAACGGAAGCGGGTAGTAGGTTCCCGCTACCGGCGTGAAGGTCGGAACGATCGGCGTCGTAGTACCCGTTGCCGCATCGTCGTAGATCGTGATCGTCGGCGTACCCGATGCGGACGAAACGAAGATCCCTTGCAGAGCAGTGGGACCGACCGAGATGTTGCCGCCCGTCCCGCTGAGTTCGGCGTACCCGACCGAGTTGGTGACGATCTGCGGCGTCATGTCAGGCCGCCTTGGCTTGCATGGCCTGGCCCAAGGCTTGAGCCATCGCCTGCGCCATGACAGTCGCGAGGTCGCCAACCGACGCATCCGCCATCTTGAGCGAAGTCATTTCCTCGATCGGGTCGGGGCGCGACTGCGGATGCAAGCGCTTCATCTCGCGCGCGGCGTCGTTCTCGGGCTCCATGTGCCAGCCGGGAACGCCTTCGTACGTGATGACCTGCTCCGGCTCGTACAGCACGTCGCCGATGTAAGCCTGCGTGGTGAGCTTGTAGCGGGGCTTCTCGCTCGATTGTTCGCGTGCCATTTCGATGCTCCTGATTCAAAAAAAGCCAGGCCGAAGCCTGGCCGAAGGTCGCCGAAGCAACGGAGGGTTTTCAGTTCGAAACCGTGATGCCAGGCGGGTAGTAGCGGTTGTTGTCGACCGAGCCCAGCCACGCGATGACCGCGCCGGCCGTGTTCGTGCCGGCGTTGACGTACGCGAGGCGCAAGTACCGCGGCGCGGGCCCGCCGTCCGGGTTGACGGTCGGCATGCGCAGCTTGAAGCGCGACGCGGCCGTGAGACTGGCGACTGCGATCGCGCCCGTTTCGGCGTACGTCGTGAATGTCGTGTTGTCGGTCGAGCCTTGGATCTGGAAGTTGACCGACGTGCCACCCGTGAAGGCGGTCGTGATCAGCCATTCCACCGTGAGGTCGGCGCTGTCGTTCACGCCGCCCGCGCCGATGTCGCGCGCATTCAACAGGTCGATCACGTTCGTCGACGGATTCGTCGTGTTCGCGCCGAACTGGTTGACGCCGGCCATGCCGTTCGCCGTGCTGTAGCTCATATCGAATACGAGCAATTGATCGATGATCATGTCGGTTCCTTTAGATCGCGGCTTCGGTCGAAAGCAGTTGGTCAACCGTGCGCACCGGAATGCCACGGAACGTCGTGATCGCCTTGCCTTCCCACTCTTCCAGGCGCAGCAGCACGTTCGTCTTGTTGACGGCCTGGATGTCGAGGTAGGTGCGGATCGTACGGTTGCAGTAGATGGCGAGCTTGCCCATCTGCATCATCTGGCCGTCCGGCGCGTCCGACTTCTGCTCCGTCGACACGCGGGCCGGCGCCGTCGGCAAACGGTGCACGCCGCGGATGAGCGCGTTGATGAGGTTGGCGGCCGAGCCGCCCGAGAGCAGCGTCACGTCGATGTTGGCGAGGCGCACAAGATAACGCCAGTCGCGCACCGTCATGCCCATGTCCCACTTGAAATGCGTCCGGTAACCCTGGTACAGGTTGCCGTTCGCATCCGAGAGGGGCCATTCGCCGAGGTCGCGATGTTGCAGGCCGGAGATCTTGCCCTTCGGGAAAATGCCGTGCGCCGTATTCGGGCCCCACGTCATGATCCAGATCGACGTGTTCGTCGATTGCGTGCCGCCCAGCGAGATAACGTTCGCCGCCGTCTGAGCGTTGGCCGTGTTCGACGTGTTGTAGCGCGGCGAGAGCCCCATGAAGCGCTCGGGGTTGACCATCACGTTGCCGTAGAAGATCACGCCGGCCATCTGCTGATTCATGCCTTCGAGGAATGCCATGTCCTCGGAGAGGCGGAATTCAGCCGTGTTGCCGTTCAGGTCCGCGAGGTCCTTATCGATCTCGCTGTAGCACTCAAGCATCCCGCAGTTGTCGGTGACTTGCGCGGTCGTGCTCTTGGTCTTGACGACGCCGTAGTTGAGCAGACGCCATGTCGCGCTCGGCAGGCCCGTGCGCACGGTCGTCTTGTGGCCCGTGGGGAGATTGCCCTCGACGACGAGCATGTCATCGAGGATTTCGTTCGTCTGCGAAAGCAGGTTGATGATCGTCGCGACCTTGCCGTCGTCGTCGATCCGCTTAGCCCAATCCGCGTAGGTCAGGGCGGTGCCGCCAATCGTAGCCATGTGTGGCTCCTATGTGTCCATGTTCATTGCTCCTTGCTGTGTGCGCGGCTGACAACGTGGAAGGTGTGTCCGTCAACGCAAGTGGGTGTTAGCCTTCGTGCCCGTTTCCTAGTCCTGCCATCGTCGGGTACAGGGTTTGGCCGGCGGACTTTGCAGCCTTGCCGGGGCTACCTGAGACCGGAGTGGCGGGCGCGTGGGGGGCCGCCGCCTTCATGAGGCCACGTAGGATTGCCGGGTTGTTGCCCGCGCCCGTGATGTTAAGCGCGTCGAAAAACGCTTTCGAATCCTCGCCGAGTAAGGCATTCAGCCCTGCCTTGGTCGCCGCGAGATTCTTTTCGAGGTTCTGGCCACCGATCACGGGGTCATTGCGCACCTCGTCCTGCCACTTCGTTTGCAGTTCCGTCCAAGCACGCATCGGCGCTTCGGTCAACTGTTTCAATTCAGAAGTATAGAGATCGACGAGCTTTTGCGCTACTTCTTGCGGCATCTTGGCTTCCGACGCAATTTTCGAGAACTCGCCCATCTTGGCTTCGTCGAGCGTCAGCCCCTCCGGGAGCTTGAACGCTTCGTACTTGATCGTCTCGTCGGGCTTCGGCGCATCCGCCGGCTTATCGGCCGGCGCGTCTTCGGGCTTTGGCGCGTCGGGTGGCGGATCATTGAGCAGGCTTGCCGGGGGCGTAAGCGCAGGATCGGCGGGTGCGGCGTTGGCATCAGGCGCCGCGGCTGGCGCCCCGCCGGCCGGCGCATCGCCGCCGGCCTCGCCTTCGAGCAACGCCTAGCGCATCCACAGTCGTTTAAACATGGTTCGAATTCTCCTTGGCCATCGTCAGGTATTCGGGCATGCAGTGGTTCTGGATGTCCGTGAAGATCGGCATCCCAGCGTTGCGCATCCCGTTGTCGAACGCGTCGCGGTTGCCGTTGCCGGTGAAACTGACACGGAACAGGCCGCACTTGGACAGGAAGTCCCACATCCACAGCCGACCGTCCGGGCTCGACATGATCATCTTCAAGCCGTTGAGCCGGCGCTGTTCGAGCACCTTCGCGCGCTTGTTTCGCTCGGCAACCTGCGTGCGGTCGCCTACGTCGTTTTCGATTTCAGTGGACATGCTCGCCATCCTTTTCGATTTGGTGCGCCGGGATGCAGTTGGCCGCCTGCCCTATGTGGCGCAGATGGAACGAGAGGGACCAGTCGAGCCACACGCTGAATCCCGCAGCGCGCGCCACGCGGCAGAAGAAGTAATCCTCGCCCTCGATCAGCCAGCGCTTGGCTTCTTCGTGGTAAAACTGCGGCGTCTGGAACGGCAGGCCGATCGTGCCGTCGCACAGCTCCTTCACCACGCTCATCTTGATCAGCACGCAGCCGAACGGCAGCCCAGCCACTTCCATCAACTCACCCGCCTGCACCGTGGCCGATTGCATCGTCTCGGCGAGAGGCTTGCCGTCGAGTCCTTTGCCGAGCAGGTAATGCGGCGCCACGCGTTGCACGTAAGTCGCCCCGACGATATCGCGCTCGTGCCCAAGCAGATGCCGGATCGACCAGGGATGTAGAACCATGTCGCTATCGGCGAAGAACAGGTAATCCACATCGAGCTTGAGCGCTTCCTCGACGAGCCGGTTGCGCCCGTTCGCGACGAGCGAATCCTTGACGTTCAGGATCGCTACGTCGATTGCCTCAAGCGTTTCGCCCTGGTGCTTGATCGGGCCGCAGTGGTGGATCAGCGCGGCGAGGCTCATGGCGAAGTCGGCATGCACCATATCGCCGGAAGGTACGCAGATGGCTACGCGCGTCATTTGGCCTCCCCCGGAATATCCACATCCACCTCAGTCCACGAAAGTTCGTGCGCGATGCCCTGCACCGGATAGGTGGTAAGCAAGGACACATAGTGGTCCGCTACCATCTGAACATCACTTGATGCAGGCAGCACTATCGGAATGGTGATTGTCAGTTTGGCGGCCACGATTTTCATGCGACCTCCTTCAGCCGGCAATGCGGCGCGACGAACGCGATCGTCTTCTCAAGAAGCGCTTGCGCGTTCTCGCGGGTGTAGCGCGTCGCCTGCGCCATGTCGTTTGCCCAGCCGCCGTAGCGGCCCGCTCCATAATCCATCCCGAGCTTTTCGCTCAGATAGGTCGGTGCGGCGCCGTCGAAGCGCTCTATCACGACCATTTCCTCCGTTGCTTCGTCGCTCATTTCTTCTTTCCTTGGTTGGGGTACACCTTCTCGGCTGCGGATTTGCCGAGCACCTTGTCCGCTTTCGCGTCGATCTTCTCTTCCTCGGCCTTGGACATGCGGCCTTCGTTCACTGCCTGGCTGGCGCGCGCCTTGGCATTCGCGGCGTGGCTCTTATCGGGCATGGGATACTTGCGCTCGCCCGGTTGGCCGAACTCGCTCGACTGGATCTTCTTGCGTGCTGCTGCGTTCAACTTAGCCATCACTCGTCCTCCGCTTGGCTCGCGAGTTTCGGGTAGACGCGCTTGGCCGGCGTCTTCTGCTTCACGCCCGGCTGCTTGCGTCCGTTCGTCAGGTTCTTCGGCTTCGCCTGAGCATCGAGCGTCTGCCCCGGCGCTTCGGCGTTGGCTTGCTGTTGCAGGACTTCGGGTGGAATGCTCATAGCGGCCTCGTCGAGCCAGTTTCGGGATTGATCAGGAGCGTGGCCTTGTCCGGCTGCACCACGACGAACTTGTTACCTTCGAGCATCGCTAGTTCGCAACCTGGGCCGCCGTAGCCCTTCGGCAGCCGGCAAACGAACTTCGCGTGTCGCACGGCAACGCCCATCGTCTGCGAGACAGGATCGAAGACCAATTGCGCATCCGGCACGCTCGGGCGGTCGAACGTCGCCGCGTCCTCGATGGCTTGCTTGTCCGCTTCGTCGGTCAGGCGTCGCTCAAGCAACCCACGCTCAGCACGCGAACGGCCGATGTCGGACTTGTAGAGCCCAAGAAAGCTGTGCGGGTCGACGATCTTTTCGCTCATCAGAATTTCCCTCGATGAATCCGACGCAGACCGTCAATCACGCCATGGGCGAACAGCGCCAGCGCGCCCAACCCAAGCCCCAGCCACAATCCCGCATAGACCCATTTCATGCCGCCACCCCTCCAAGCATTTTCTGTAGAGCGGTTTGGCCGCCGCCCACCGGCGTCTGGCTCAACGTCTGAGCCCCTTGCGCGAGAGCCGGCGCAGTGTTGATCGCCATCTCTGCCTGCTGCTGCTGATTGCGCGCGGCCCGAAGCTGCATGACCTTGGCCGTCGCAACGATGATCTTCGGCGAGACGCCCAACATTTCGGCGTATTCGTCGATCGCCTCGTCCGCGTCCAGGTTGTCCATGATCTCGGGCTTGACGCCGGCCAAGTTGCCAGCGAAGCCGAACAGGCGCTCGATCGCCGTCGTGCTTGCGGCTTTCTGCGCTTCGGCCAGCATGGAGATGTACTCGACCTTGATCTTGGCGCCCGACAACTCTTGCGGGATCGGAGGCAGCAGACCGCCGCGCAGCATGATTCCGAACACGCAATTGATGGCCGGATCGAGCGCCTCGTTCTCGAAACGCTCAAGCACCGGCCCGAGTTGGATCAACTTCTCTTCCCGACGCGCGTCGATTTCCGTCGCGGTGCGCACTGTGTCCAACTGGCTGATCATCATGAACAGGTCGTTGAAGAACGTGACCTTGATCCGTTCCTGCACTTCCTTGATGTCCTCGACCAGCCCGGAGAAGTCGGGAGCAATTTGGTACGCCGGCTTGAACCCGACGCCTGCGCCGTTGCCCGAGACGTACGTCACGCCACCAGGAAGCATCGATGCCGGCTCGTTCTTGAGCGACACGTCCGCGAGCATCGGCGGATTCACATGCTTGTCGATCGCCTGCGCCTTACGCTTCTGCTCGACTTGAAGCATTTTCACGTCGCCCAGCGCATCCATACCCGGCGAGCGGCCATATGCGTCGTTCCCGACGATGCTCCACCGCGGCGCGATGAAGGGCTTGTCGTGGAACCCACGCACGCGCAGCAGCATGTTATTGCCCGTGCCCCGCTCCCAATACACCTCACGCCATGGCATTCCCTTGACGCCTGGCGCCTTGGGCACGTAGTCGTCGTTCTTCTCGATCAGGTGCCCGATGATGATCTCGCGGGTGAGCATCGCGCCACCCGTCTCGATCGCACCGCGTACGGTCGGCGAGCAGTTCTCCAAGCCGAACGTCTCAGCCACCTGCTTGACCGTAAGCACGAACTCACGGCCCATCGTGCTCACGTCCTGCCGATCGTCGTTCTGTAGGAAGTACTCGCCAGCGCACGTATTGAAGCACCGGATTACGTCGTCGTAATCCTGGTAGATGATCATCACGCCCGTGCCGAAGATGCCCAGATCCTCGTAGACGGTCGCCAGCGACGTGTAGAAATTGGACTCGGCGAATACCATCGCCATGCGACGCTCGACCTCGGACAGCCAGAGCTTGACCGCCGAGTTGTCATTGAGCGTCGTATTAGGTGTGCCGAGCTTGAACCACGGGCGCCCGGGACTTGTGATGCCGGACATCATGCCCGCCGACAGCACGCGAGACGCGACCGTCCCGGTGTTGTCGATGATCCGCTGATTAAACGGCGCACCGCGGTTGCCCTGGTTCGGCGTGATGAGCCAGCGATACCGGCGCGGCATCATGTAATCCGCGATCTCGCGCCAGTGCGTCCACCACGAAAACCGGTCGGTCTTCATGCCTATCAGCAGGCCATCGCAGTGCTCGCGCAGAGCGATAGACTCCGGCGACGCCTTGCCTTGGTAGGTGCGATCAATCGCCGTTGCCATCGCTTACGCCCCAGCAGAAGGTGCGGTGCCCGCAGCAGCCGGAGGTTGGGCCGCACTATCGCTAGCCGCGATGCCAGACGGGGCGACAGGTGCTGCACCGCTGCCGGTGTTTTCTGCGACCGCCGGCTGCGCAAGCGAGTCAGCGGGGAGGGCCGCAGGCTCGGTACTTGATGGCGACGCGTCGTCACCAGGATGGATCAGATGATTCACGAAGTTCTCGATCTTATGCAGCATCGATTCAGCCTCGCCCGCAACGTCGCTTGCCACGGTGGTCGGCTCCAAGTGCGTCGCGATGCTTTCCAGCGTGGCAACGCGCTTGGCGAGCGCTTCATGCGCGGCCGCCAGATCCGCGTGCGCCGACGCCAGTACCTCCATGAAAGCGTGCTCCGCTTCCTTGAGCGCTAGCTCGGGGTTCGCCATCGAAAGCGCGTTCTCGATCGACGCCTTGATCTTCCCGAATGCCTCTTGCACTGCGCTCATGTCAACTCCCTAGCAATGTCTTTTGGCCGGTGTTGGCCGGCTGGGTGAGCCCATTCGGGCCCGTCACGATCGTAGCTGCCGGCCCTACGGCCGACTGCGCGCGCGTCGCAGTTGTCTTCGCCGCCTGAATCCCTTGAGGCGATTGCACCTGGGGAATCGGCGGCGGAACGGTAACAGCTTGAGGTGATGGAGCGCTTCCGCCCATGTCATTCTCCTGAGTGAATTCTACTCAATGCTCGCGCGCCTGGAAGAAATGATTCACTCATATCAGCCTTGGTTTGCGAAAGGATCATACTCATGCGCCACAAGCGGCTTATTGAACGCTGCCGCGCGCCCGGCGTGCTGATTCGGCTGCACCGGATACGCAAACGTCAGCGCGAGCCCGTCTGCGATGTCCGGCGACGACAAGCCTCGCTTTTTCATGTCGCTTTTCTTCTCAAGCATGATTGCGTCGCGGCCATCGCGCAGCACGAAGCCGTACTCGCGGCCTTCCAGTTGCTGCTTAAGATCGTTGTCGTCCGGGATCGCGCCGCCAGTCTTGAGCCATTCGCGCATCACGCCCCAGCACTCGGCGCCCTTGTTCGCGTAGGCCGTGCCTTCCTGGCCTGGCTGCACTCGGTCGGGCGACGATCCGTTATTGACGCCGATCACGGGTACGCGAAGCTGGCGCAGCCGATCGACCACGCCGGCGCCGAGCCCAGACTCATCGACGAAAATCCCGTCTGCCCGGAAGAACTCGTACTGCTCAGCCACCCGAGCCGCGACCTGCATCGTATCCAGCCCGCGCAGGCGGATCGGTGAATGCGTGCGCGCGTCGCGCCCCTTACGGATGTAGATCACAGACTCGTCGTCACCAAAGCGAGCAACGTCGACGCCAAGCACAAGAGCGTCGTATATCCCAGCATGTGCCTCACGTGATGCGGCTGCCTCGACGATATCGCTACCGATAAACTGAGTAGATCCAGCGCGAGGGAACACGCCCCGTACGCGCACACGAACAAAGTCAGAGTCTTCGCCATAGTCAGCCACCCATTGAGCGATCTGCTCCTTGTTCGTGATCTTGACCGTGCGGCTGTCGATCTGGCGATGCGCCCAGCGATGCTTGAGCGAGCCGAAGCACTGGCGGAATCGCCCGGTGTTTCGCGTGGGATTGCCGAACGCGCACCAGATGATCTCGGTGCGCGAATCTGTGAGCGCGCCCTCTGACACCTCCCAGATAACGTCAGCAATAGCGGAGGCCTCGTCGAACAGGATCAGGACGCGCTTGCCCTTGTTGTGAAGGCCGGCGAATGCCTCGGTATTGCGTTCGCTCCACGGCGTCATGTCTATGCGCCAAGTCTTCTCATGCTTCGGATCGCGCGCATAGAGCGCCGTGGCCGTCAGCTCGAACCAATGCCCGAAGATGCACAGCCTATGCCATTTGGCAAGCTCGGCCCAGGTCTTCGTGCGCAACTGGTTGTCGGTGTTCGCCGTCACCACGCCGCGGGTGTCTTCGTGCGTCGTGATCGCCCACTCGATGATCCAAGACACGAGCGCCGATTTCCCGATGCCGTGGCCGGATGCGATCGCCTCTTGCACCACGGCACCTAGTTCACCACCCGCTTTGAGCTTCGCCCCGATGTCGGTCAGCGTATCCCGCTGCCACTCATCCGGGCCCTCAAAATCGGCTAATTCACCTTCGCCCCACGGAAACGCAAAGAGCACGAACCCGAGCGGGTCATGCGTGAACCGCGCAGCCCATTCGATGAGTTCTTGCTCAGGGTTATCCGACATGGGATTTCACCCTCTTGCGCGCCGCCTCAAGCGTCCCGGCCAATTCTCGTTTTCGATCAGCGGCGTTCAATTCATCGATGCCGTCCTTGTTCGCGCGCAGCAGGTTCACACCGATCTCGCTCGCCTCATTCGCCATGCGAGTAAGAGCCGCGATTCCTTTCAGCGCCCCCATACTCTCTTCGTTCAGCGGCTGCGCATCGTCGATCTCTGACGCCTTCCCATGCGCGATGCCGGCGAGCCTATGCGCCGTGGCCGCGCCGTAGTCGGCCGCATTCAGCAAGTGACTGCTAACAGACATCAACTTTGCCGCGAAGGTTTGCGCATTTATCTGCGAAGAAATTGGAAGCTGCTGCAAAGCAGATTGAGCGGCAGCTAATTGATTCGCAACGACTA